TCGTTATACTTTTCAAACAATTAAATATCAGGGCAGGTTACGTGTCCTAAGACCTCTTAATGTTAATTAATTAATGTTAAGAAAGGTTAATGTAACGGAGAAGTACAAAAAGATATAAATCTTCAATAAATTTCATAGAATCTAATAAAGATTTACTAAATTTTGCTCAAATTTTTGATTATTATTCAAAAGCGGAATTATTTTCCGACAAGGCTAAAAATTCAATAATAAAAGTTAATTTTCTTTAACAAATAACGTTTTTTAATTTCTCATTGAGTAAATTTTTCATATTTTTAACTTTAAAATTTTTGGTATTTTGATCAATATTTTTACAAACAATTCTAATATTTTGTTTGCCTTTAATCATTCCTCCTTTATAAAACATCAAAAGTTTTAATGCTTTTGATAATTCTGATTTATTTTTATATTTTTTGGTATTCTGTATTCCCCATTTGTGTGCAATATCATTTAATTGTTTTCTTGTAAAATTTTTAAAAATATATGATGACGAATCTTTAGTCCATAAAGATTTTGAAGATTTTGAACCACCAGTCATTTTATTAATTGAGTTATTATTTGATTTAATTTTAAATTCAATTGGATTTGATAAAAATTTTAAAAAATCATCATCTTTAATTTTATTTAATTTAATTTGTTTTTTCAAATTATTTCCTCCAATTTGTTCAGTTGTTTTAATCAATTTTTTTTTAAGAGTAGTTAATTCTTCTGCTACGTTTTTGGTAGTTCGTTGTTCATTAGTCATATATCCTTTTACATCATCAACTGTAAGATTTAATTTATTAATAAGAGCATCAATTTTTTGAATAATTTCCCAATATTCATCTATTTTTTGTTTATTGAGACCTGTTTCTTTCAACATATTTGTAACTTTTTCTTCATGTCCTTCTTCTTTATTTTTCAGAATAGTTAAAGCTTTAGCCCATTTACTGATAGGTTTTTCCATTTTGTCTATATATGTTTGAATTTTTTTGAATTTTTTTTGATTTTCATTAGATGTGTTTATTGCTTTGTTATTTTTTTCTAATAATTCTTCGTGTTTTCTTTTTAGATCGCTATATTTTGTTTGTAATTTTTGAGTATCTCTTAAATAATCATGTGTTAATTTTTCTTTAATTATGCTATAATTATGTAATAACTTTTCTACTTTTTTATATTCATCATCAGATTTTGTTAGTATATTTTTATTTTCTAACATTAATTTATCTAAAGCCGAATTTTGTTCAGATAATTTTTGTTTTCCAGTAAACAATTTTTGTTGAATTGTTACAGCTTCTCCAATTTGCTCGGTATTAGTTTCATTTCCTTGTGGTGATGTCATAGCAATACTTATTATAAATTATTAAAAGATATATTTTTATATAAAAAGATTATACATTCAAAATTGGTGCTGATGATAATGATTGAGTATAAGGATTTTTTTTGAAAGCAGTTAATAAAACAGGATTATTTCTTTGATTTTGACAATATTGTTGTTTAATATTTGTTACCTTTGGTAATGCTCTACATTTATTTGTAAGATTTTTCTTAATTACCCATTTAGGATTCAATTTAATATTTCTAGATTCCATATTAATAATATCAGCTCCAATTGCATTTTTTGGACCACTTTGTGTTGGATTTCTTCCTTTTAAAGTGAGTTCTTTTAAAGCGTTAATTTCAGCATTATACATATTATCTCTATTAGTTTGTTCATTTGATCCAGAACCTGTTCCAACATAATTTTTAGTCATAACTGTTTGTTTAATAGTTTGTCGTGCTATATCATTTGGGTCATATACAATTGATTTTTTATTGGATGCATTTGCTGTTCCTTCATAATTTTTATCTTCATATTGTTGTCTGATAGTTGTTTTAGCACTATCAGTATATTGATTCTGATTTCGTTTATTTCCTAAAGCATAACCTTGTTGATTTATATTCTTAGAAGTTTGTTGTCTAATAGTCTTTCTAGCTGTATCGCTATATTGATTTACATGATTCTTGTATGAATTAACATGACCAGTTTGATTAATATTGTCACCAGTTTGTTCTCTAATAGTTTCTTTTATTCGTTCATTACTGTCATATACTATATGTTTTTTTCTGGAACCACTATAATTAGCAGTGACATTTCTTTCAAGTAACATTTCTCTGCCTGTATGCCATGGTTTATCATTTGGATCATATACGGTTTGATTTCCAACTTGACCACTAATACCACCTGTAATATTTTTACCGACAAGTGTTTCTTTAATGGTATTTCTTGCTAAATCATTTGGATCATAAACTGTAAATTTATTTACTTGACCACCAACACCACCTGTAATATTTTTACCAACGAGTGTTTCTTTGACAGTATTTCTTGCTAGATCATTTGGATCATAAACTGTAAATTTATCAATTTGACCACCAACGCCACCAGTAACATTATGTCCAACGATTGTTTCTTTAAGAGTTGTTTTTGCTATATCATTTGGATTATAAATATAACTTTGTTTATCTTTTGGTGCTATATTAGAAACAGGAATACAAAATTGTGCTTTTGCTGGTGTTCTAGTTTTTCCTTTAACATATGATTCGTCAGCGCCACGAGCATTAGAAATTCCAAATTTATAACTTGGTTTTTTACTAACTCTTTGTTTTCCACCCATAGATTTTTTAGCAACCAATGATTTAGCATTTCCGCTATATGCTTTAGATGTTCTAGACCGTGCTGTTCCATTATTTACAAAATTTTCTCTCTTACTTGATTTTGCCATACCTCCAAAAGTCATCTTTTGTAAATTAGAGTGTTTATTTTCTGAAAATCTAGCTGGTTTTCTAGAAATAACTTCTGATTGTTTTCCTCTTTTAACGAATTTAACACCTTTGAGTATTCTTCCTTTATACGAAACTTTTGGTTTAACTCTTAATTCGTCAACAGTTTTGTATTTTGGTCTATATGAATCGTGAAAACCATGTTTACTTTCTTCATTTGCTTTTAATCCAACACCTGGACCAACTTTAATTTGTTCAAATGGTTTTTCATTTGGTTTTTTATCAGAAACCCAATATCGTTCTAATCCTCTGTCTTTTTGAACTTGATTTCCAAAAATATTTTGTTTAACAGGTTCGAATAATCTTTTAACTTCTTTTTTGTGTTTGTAACTAGGTTGAGCGCCAGTAAAATGTTCTAATTTAGTTCTATATAAATCTGGTTTCATATTTTGTTTTATTGAACCACCAAAAAAAGGTTCCATATTATTATGAAAAAATCCAGGTCTTTTTTGAATATGTTGTGATTCTCGTTGAACAACTGGATTCCACCCTTGGGTGTTATTAACTTTTGATAATGGGACAATATCTTTTTCTTTTTGTATTATTTTTTGTTGTGATTGTTTAATAGGAATTCCAGAAGATTTTTTGGTCATAGATACAGGTCTTTGTCTTTGTCTTTGTTGTTTACTTTTTCTATTATTAAACATTGGTGGAATAATATTAGTTTCTATAGGTCTTTTACTTTTTTCCCACAATTTATCTGCCATTCTTTGTTCTTGACGACGTGCTTTTTTAACTGTATTAGAATTATAAATTTCTTTTGAATTTGGTTTATCATGTTTAGAAACCTTTTTTCTCTTAATAGAAACTCTTTCTTTTCGTCCATCTTTATTTAAATAATACCCTAATCCAATGAGAGATGCAATTAGATATACTGGTGTAGCCATAGTATTAATTATATATATTATTAGATAATATAAAAATGATAAACACACAATTTAGACATTTATAATTAGAATATTTTATAATTAGAATATTTTATATATTTTAATTATAAAAATTTGTATGGGCTATATAATTCTGTTTATTTTATAAAAATTTAAGTTGATTTACAGAAAACTTTATTTAATTTGAATGATTTATCATCTCTTCCATCAACTAAAGTACATTGACAATTCATTGCTGGTTTTGCTGGTTTTGCTTTTGGTAAAGCTGCACCTTGGTCAGTTGGGGTTGGGATTTGTGGGACATAGTTGTCTCTGTTATATAATCTTGTATTGGCTCCAATGTACATATTAGATCTAATTCTATTAAGTTGTTGTGGATTAAGACATTGGCTGTAAAATCTGTCTACAGTTTGTCCTCTTTTGAATTGTGGTGCTTCTAAACGAGTGGAAGTTGATTCTTGACTATTTTTGCAAGATTCTGGATATTTTGGTGCATTTTTGAAATCACCTTTTACATAAGGGAATTTTTGTTTAGGATTATTAGACCATTTTCTTGGAGTTCCATGTAAATCAGATTCTATATCAACGAGGTCATTTGCTTCGAAATTTTTAAAAACTCTAGCAGCACGTACTCTTTGCTCTGGAGTTTCAGAAAAGCAGTGATCAGCTCTAGAAAAGGCATATGGTTGAATAGAATATTTACCTGGTTGAGTTGATTCATTTAAGGAATGCTTGTAAGCTTCTGTGTCATATGTTAATCTTGAAAAGGACATTTTGACTATAATATATAATAATAAAAAGATATTTTATTTTCATTATTATATAAAATAATAAATATTTATATTAATAGAATTTTAACTGGCAATTTAATACTTGCCTTATAGAAAGTTTACCAACATTTTTTAATATCGCATTGTTTGAAATTAACTTTTTTTTTGTATTTAATTAAATTAGTTGGGCAAGATTTTTGTTGTGGCGCTGCTGCATATTTTGATCTGCCAACAAATTTATTTTTCTTTTCTGGACAATTAGTTAATTGTTTTCCAAGTCCAAAAAGTTCATTTTCAATATCTACAAGGGAAGATTTAGAGTTAAAGGAATCAGTTGATACTGGATTTCCTTGTAAAACTCCTAAGTATTCTGTTCTACATTGATTTGCATTAATAAATCTATTTTTTTCAATTACGTGAGACAAAACACTTGTACTTTGTGTTAAATCTTTTTGATAGGCGCAATTATCATACTTGTTATTTGTAAAAGCCATAGTACTATATATTATTTTAAAGATAATTATTTTTACTTATAGTGAAATAATAAAAAAATTAATTCAATTATTTTTTATAAAATTTTGATGATTTTCTTTGAAAATCTCTTGCTGAAACACCTTGTTTATTTGGAAAAAAATGTGCTTTTGTTGGATTTCCTATATTTTGCGAGCCAATTTGAAATTTGTTAATATTTAAAAATGGAATTTCATTTTTGGGCATAAGATGCATACGACCTCCTGTAATTTTTTCTGCAAATCTATCTATTGGTTTTGGTTCAATATTAGAACGGGTCAAATCACTATCTATATCAACATTGCATGTTGGAATATGTCCATCATCATAAGATAATTTTAAATAATTTGTTTCTTCTATTTTTTTATCCCCAATAATTCCGTTATTTTTTCCACATTTTCTAAATGGTTTGATTGTGTGATTATAAAAATCACTAGATATTTTATTATCACCATTCATTTTACATTGTTCCATATTAAATTTTGTATTAATCAAAACATAATTACTAACATTTTTATTTTGATAATCAAAATTAGCATAATCATAACTTAATCCCATATCTTGTGCATTAATACACGTAGTTTCTTGAGTTTTTAATAATATTTGTTTATTAGTTTTAGATTTTGAATCTTGTTTACTCATGCTTTATATTCTATATATAATTAAATATAGAATAAAATAAATCGTTAGATAATAAACAGAAATATATTAAGAAGTTATAATATATTATAAGTATATATGAATAATAATATGAATAATATGAATAAACAATCTTTCCAGAGAGAAATTAATGGATTAAGTAACTTGGGAAATACATGCTATATTAATTCTGTTTTACAGTCTATATGTCTGAATGATGATTTATGTTTTTTTCTATTATCAGATAAATATAAAAAAAAATGAAAGTTTGCCGATAACCCATTTATGACAAATTTAACCCGTACTTTAAGAGCAATGTATGATGTCAAAAAAATAATTGCTCCTATAAGTTTAATTAAAACGCTAGATAATGAAATTGATGATTTAAGTATTCATTCTCAACAAGATGCTATGGATATTTTAATGGCAATTTTAGATAAAATTGATACTATATTATCTCGTGAGGTAAATGTAAAAATTAAACCACTGCCAAATTGCGATGATATAACAATTAATTCAAAAAAAGAATGGAGTACTTTTCTTCAAAAAAATTATTCTGAAATAAAAAAATTCTATTATGGACAATTATGTTCACTCACTCGTTGTGAAGAATGTAAAAATGAATCAATGATATTTGAACCAACTGCACATATTCCTATATCTTTACCACCTTTAGAGCAAAATGAATCAACTAATATTTATGATTGTTTTAAAACATTTAATGAAAATGAAAGATTAGAGGGTGAAAATCAGTATTCATGCTCGAAGTGTAATAAAAAAACTGATGCTTTAAAAAGAATGTCTATTAAAATTACTCCATCGCATTTGGTAATTCAATTAAAGAGATTTTATTATACAAATAATTATCAGGGTTGTAAAATACATAATTTTGTAGATATTCCTTTTGATTTAGACATATCTAGCATTGTTTATGATGGGGAAAATAAAGATTGTAAGTATAAATTATACAGTATAATCAATCACATGGGAAATTTTGGTGATGGACATTATTTTACATTTTCAAATGTAGCAGATAAATGGTACTGCTTTAATGATGAAAGTGTTCAGGAGATAGATCAAACTTCTGTTTCAAATAAATACGCTTATATACTTTTTTATAAAAAATGTAATTAATTAAAAAAAATAATAATTACTGATACATTATCGGTAGAATATCTATTTTTGATTGAATGTATAACGAGATGCTTTGCTATATTTTTTTTTTCAATACCTTTAGTTAAATTATATTGAATAAATTGAATTATTTCATAATTAGTCATTACATCATATAAACCATCTGATGCAATTACTAAATATTTATAATCTTTCGTAATTTTCCCTACTATAGTGTCTGGAAAAGATGTTAAACCCTTTTGTTTTAAGAGAATATCTCCCATTGACCGAGACATTGCCAATATCCCATTTAATCGTGAATTAATAACAAATCCATTATTTTGATATATTCTTTGTTTTTCATTATTATTATCTGGTTTATGATCAACTGATAGTTGAATTATTTTATTACCCACTAATCCAATAATTCTGGAATCACCAGTATTAGCTACTGCAAACATTTTTGTTTGATTATTAATGAAAAGACTACAAGCAGTACTTCCAGATTTTTGTCCTTTTTTAAGGAACATTTTATCGGCATATAAATAAGTTTGGGTTAAAATATTTTTAATATTGATATATCTATTTTTTTCATATATTTTGATAAATATGTTATATAAATATTTTTTTAAAAAATTTGCACAAGATTTTCCTCCGTGTCCATCTAATATTGAATAAAAACATATCTTTTTATTACATTTTGCAATAAATCTATCTTCCATATATTCACGTTTCCCTTGTTCTTGATGGATAGCAATTGTGTAAATTTTTTTATATGATCCCCCATTTGAATTTCTATTTGAATTTCTATTTGAATTTCTATTCTTTGATTGTACAATTCTATTAAATAAATCTTTTTTTGTACCTTGTGTAGATATATTTTTTTTTTTTAAAATATTTTGAAGTTCAACATATTTCCAATCATGTAATAAAACTTTGTTCTTTATATTATAAAAACTTTTGATATTTGAATACATTTCTTTATTTGTTAAATTTGTTTTTAGACTTAATGATTTACATATTTTTTGTAATTCTACTTTTTTCCAAGGTTTTCTTTTATTATTTGTCAATCTTATAAACAAATTACGTGTTATCATTATTAATCTAGTTACTATATACAAATAAATTATTATATACCATTGTTTAACAGCAAATTGACATAACAAATAAATGATTTTATTAATTTTAGACTTATTAATAATATAAAAATTGAATGTTATTATTAATTATATATTAATAATATTCTTACCAGTGATGTCAAAATATAATAAAAATAAATATAGTCAGATTAAATTTTGTGACAAAAAGGCTTCATCGCTTGATAATAATACATTACGAGAAATTTGTAAACAATTAAAGTTCAAATATACTTATGATTTAGAAAAACAAAGATTTGAAATTTTAAGTGACGCAAATATTCATTGTTTAAAAGAAAATCCACATTTAGTATCGTTCAAATTAAAAGGACACAATTTTTTACTATTTTTAACAACAATAAAAGGTAAAAAATATTGTTTATTTATTGAAAAAAAAAATGATAATAATATAAAGATATATTCTGTTAAATTTAGATTTGATATAGATCTATATAATGGAACGTTATTTGAAGGTACTTTAACAGTTAATAGTAAACAATGTTGGATTTATTTCATAAATGATATATATTGTATGAGTGGTGACAGAATAAATAAAATGGCTTTTAGCAAAAGATTAGAAAATGTTTCTAATATTTTAAAGATGAAGTATAAATATAATGATTTTATGAATGTTTGTCATATTCAAATGCAATCTTTTTTTTTGTATCATCATTTAGAAATGATTAAAAAAAATTCTGATAAACAAATAATCTTTCACCCAGAACATGGAATCCACAAATTCATATATTATATGAATAAAGCACCCGTTAAGATAAATAATATAATTAATAGAGAAATGGTATTTGAAATACGAGCAACCTATTTACCAGATGTATATGAATTATGGTGTTTTAAAAATAATAAACTTGGTAAAAATTCAATAGCGACTGTATCTTCATTAAAAACAAGTTTATTTGTTAGAAAAATTTTTAAAGAACATAAAACAAAAAATCCGCTCTATGTCGTATGTAAATACAAAAAAAAATTTAATATAAATGGATGGGTTCCAATTAGTTTATCAAATCATATTAAAGCAGATTCATTATAATTGTGTTAAAATATTCGTAAATATATATAAATAATAATTATAAAATGACAGAACTTACAGATGAGCAAGTTAAAGCTTTAAATATTTTAATACAGGCTTTAATAAAAGGCAGAAGATTTAGATTATATAGCGATAGAGAATGGAATATATTACAATCTATGTTAGCATATTTAGAATGGTAAATTATGTAATATTTTTAAATGCGTATATAAAAATATAAATAAATTATTATATATAATATATATAAAATGTCTACTGAAATCCCAAAATCCCTAACTCAAGAAGAGGCTTTACGAGTTCTTTTAGCTGCTGTCTTTAAAGCACAATCAAAAGGAGCATATACTTTTGAAGATGCAGTTGTTCTTTCAAAAGCATCTAAAACTTTACGTAAAGATGAAAATGGCGAACCAATCAAATCTAACATCCCAAAAGAGTTTGGACAAGAGGAAGGATTACGAGTTTTAATTGGTGCAATTAAAAAAGCACAATCTAAAGGTATTTATGATATAGATACAGCTTCATTTCTCTCAAAAGCTGTAAGAACTTTTGTAGTAAAAGAAGCACCAGCTTCATCTCAAGAAACTTCAAAATTAGAAACTTCAAAATTAGAAACTATTGTAGAAGACAATGAAGACAATGATGATGGCACAATTGTTGTATAATTAAATCACTGCGTATATAAAAAGATATAAATATATAATAATTTTATATAATATATATATATACAAATGGCATCTCAACAAACTACAACTGAAATTCCTGAAACTTTAACCCAACAACAAGCTATTGGATTACTTGTTCAAGGAGTACAAATCGCACAACAACGAGGAGCATATAATTTAGAAGAAGCTGAATTAATTGCTATTGCTATTCGTGCTTTTAAACCAGCTGAAGAAAAAGCAGCACCAGCAACACCAGCAACACCAGCAACACCAGAAACCGCAACACCAACAGAAACTTCCGAATAAATTTATAAATGATGTTAAAATAACTAAAATAACTATAATCTAAATTTATATAATTCATATTATAGTTAATATTATAGTTAATAATTATATGATGATTTGATAAATCGTTTAATTATTATATATTTGTGATTTCACCTTTAGTTTTTTCTAAATAATCTATCAATGAATTAATATTCATAATATTATCATTTGTATTAAATTCTGCATTATCCTTTTGATTATTTACTAATTTTTTTGCTTTTTCTGATACTTCATTAATTCTATATTGAAAGTAATCGTGAGTCAATCTATTTATATTAGAATATGTTTTAGAAAGTTCTAGATTTGTATTATCACCATATGTCAATACATCATCTGGAATAAATGATGTTATCATTGTTTTTCTATTATAGTTCTGTGCTGGCATTGCACAATGGGGAACAATACTACCTTGTAATAGGTATGCATATCCAGCTTCAGGAAATTGTAGTTTAATAATCCCATTTAAAGTTCTAATATATGTTTCTCCACCAATTCCACCACTTTCACTTGGCATATCGCTAAGCATTACAATACAAACAAATGGCTGACTATCAACATGCCATCCAAAAATTGGAATATTTTTATCATAATTTTCAAGAACTGGTGATTGAATGTTAATATGAGCTCGTTCTAATTTCATTGGATGAGGTTTTAAAGAAATATCAGAAATTTTAGAAATAAAAGATGTAAGTTCATTTGAATTCCACATGTCATTAAAAAATGAAGAATAATTACATACTTCTCGTAATACCATTGGAGCAATAGGACTGGAATAAGTACAATTTTTTTGAATAATGTCATCATTTAATATTTCATTAACTATTGTTATTGCTTCAGGTGTTAAAAGACGAAATGGGTCACTTGCTCCGAAATTTGAAAATCCCTCTATTCCACAAAAACCGAATGATTCTAATGTGTGTATTTTTGGAAATTTATCTAAACAAAGATGTTTTTTAGTATTAAATTGTATTTTACAATTATTTGTATTTACAATTTGTGAAAATTTACGATTAGAAAAATTAAAAATACGATTTGGGTGTCGAAATTTAGACATAATTATAATTATAATTATTACTATTACTATAGTAAGAAATTATTTTTAATTAAAAAAATAGAAAATATTATAAAATTGTATCTAATATATCAGAATTCTTCACTTTGAGAGTAAGTTATAAAATACATAAAAAAATTGAATTTAATTAGTATTATTAAATTTAAATATGTCTAGTTCTAAAAGAAGTAAAAAATACGTAAAAAAAACTCATTACGAACATATTATCGATGTCCCTGATACATATATCGGCGGGATAGAGTTAATAGAAGAAGAGTTATATACTTTAGAAGAAAAAGATGATAATATTCGAATGATACACAAAAAAATTAATTATGTTCCTGGTTTAGAAAGGATATATGAGGAAATTTTGTTAAATGCATTTGATCAAACTGTTAGAGAAGGAACTGGTGTTTCAAAAATTAAAGTTGATATTAATCGTGAAACAGGTGAAATTTCTGTTTATAACGATGGCGAAGGTATTCCTGTGATAAAACACGATGAATACGATGTTTGGATTCCGGCAATGATTTTTGGAGAATTGCTTACTTCTTCTAATTATGATAAAAATCAGAAAAGAATTACGGGAGGTAAGAATGGTTATGGAGCAAAATTAACAAATATTTTTTCTACATCATTTAAAGTGGAAACTATTGATGGTAAAGAGAAAAAGAAATTTATAATGCAATTTGAAAATAATATGAAAGTTAAACAAAAACCGAAAATTACAACAAATAGTTCTAAACCATATGTTAAAATTACATTCATACCAGATTTTCCTAAATTTGGATTGAGTGGATTTACAGATGATATATATAATTTAATGAAAAAGCGTGTATATGATATATCTGCTTGTTCAAATAAAAATGTAAATGTATATTTCAATGGTGAAAGAATCAAGGAAAAAACATTTGATCAATATGTAAATTTATATATTGGTGCTGATAAAACTGCTAAAAAAAGAGTTTATGAAGTATGTTCTGAACGTTGGGAAGTTGTCGCAACAATGAGTGATGAAACATTTGAACATGTTTCATTTGTTAATGGTATTTCTACAAAAATGGGAACACATGTTAATTACATTGAAGGACAATTAACTAGAAAATTGAAGGATATTATTTCTAAAAAAAATAAAAATATTAAAAATAGTTTTATTAAAAATAAAATTTCGATTTTTGTAAAATGTTTTATTGAAAATCCTGTTTTTAACAGTCAATCTAAACAAGAACTTACTAGTAAAGTTAAAAAATTTGGTTCTACATGTACCTTATCAGATAAATTTATTAAGTCTTTTTCAAAAACTGGTATTATCGAAGAAGTATTGAGTTTTGCTGAATACAAAGATGAAAGAAAGTTAAAGAAAACTGATGGTAAAAAGAATATTAGATTAACTGGTATTCCTAAACTGGAAGATGCAAATTGGGCTGGTAGTAAAAAATCAGATCAATGTAAACTTATTTTAACAGAAGGAGATTCGGCGAAAACATTCGCAATCTCTGGTCTATCTGTTATTGGAAGAGATAAATTTGGAATTTTCCCATTAAGGGGTAAACTTCTAAATGTCCGACAAGCAACTAAGGCTCAATTGTTAAAAAATGAGGAATTAACACATCTTAAACATATTATTGGATTAAAACAAGATCATAAATATAAAAGTTTAAAAGAAACTCGTTATGCTGGTATTATTATTTTAACAGATCAAGATGTAGATGGTTCTCATATTAAAGGCTTAGTTATGAATTGGGTTCAACACTTTTGGCCAGAATTAGTTACATTAGGTTTTTTAATATCTATGGCAACACCAATTGTTAAATGTTTTAAAGGAAAAAAAACGGAAGTTTTTTATACTGAAACTGAATATGATAGGTGGAAGTCTAAAAATGATAATGGTAAAGGTTGGAGAATTAAATATTACAAGGGTTTAGGTACAAGCGGACCAAAAGAAGCAAAAGTATATTTTGAAAATCTTGATACTAAACTTATTAAATATGTTGATGATGAAAACACTAAAACTGCTATTAATTTAGCATTTGGACCATCAAAACAATTTTCTGATACTAGAAAAGAATGGTTGTATAACTACGAACGTGAAAGTATCATTGAACAATCACAAAAAATAGTAACCATTAATGAATTTATTAATAGAGATTTAATTCATTTTTCAAATGCTGATAATATGAGGTCAATCCCACACGTTTTAGATGGATTAAAACCATCACAACGAAAAGTATTATTTTCTGCATTGAAAAGAAATCTTAAAACTGAAATAAAAGTTTCTCAATTTGCTGGTTATATATCTGAAAATTCCGCATATCATCATGGTGAAGCGAGTTTAATGGGTGCTATTATTGGTATGGCACAAAATTATGTTAGTTCAAATAACATAAATTTACTAAATCCAAACGGTATGTTTGGTACTAGATATCAAAATGGTGATGATGCTGCTAGTCCGAGATATATATTTACAAATTTAAATGACATAACATCTTATATTTTTAATAAAGATGATACACCAATCCTTAATCATTTAAATGATGATGGTAGAATGATTGAACCTGAATTTTATGTTCCAATTGTTCCTATGATTCTAGTAAATGGAACCAAGGGTATTGGAACTGGGTTTAGTACCGAGGTTCAACCTCATAATTTAGGTGAAATTATAAAAGCATTAAAAGCTAAAATTAAAGGTAAAACTCCAAAGAAATTACATCCTTGGTATAGAGGATATAGAGGAGAAATATCTTATCTAGGTGATGATGATGTAGAAAATCATAAAGACAAAGGAAAATATCTAATTACAGGAACATTTAACATATATGATGAAAAAAAGTGTATTATTGAAGTTACTGAAATTCCAGTTGGAGTTTCTACTGAAAAATATAAAGCTGATTTAGAAAAATTAATTCTTGATAATTCAAAGGATATTAAAGCATCAGTTCGTAGAGGACAATGTATTACACATTTTGATAATTATTCAACTGAATCAAAGGTTAGATTTTTAGTTTATTTTGATAAAACAAAATTTGCTAAAATTTTGAAAAAACAAGATGGATTTATTAATGTTTTAAAATTATCAAAATCGCTTACTACAAATAATATGCATCTATATAATCCACAAGGTGTAATTACAAAATATGAAACAACAAATGATATTTTGGATGAATATTATAATTTCAGATTAAATTTTTATGATACTAGGAAACAAAATATGATTGAATCTTTAGACAAACAACTTCGAATCTTAGAAAATAAGGTAAGGTTTATTAAAAAAGTAATCAATCTTACTATTAAAGTATTTAGAATGAAGATTGATAATGTTAGAGACCAATTAGAAAGTAAAAAATTTGAAAAATTTGATATAAATAATTCTGGTAAAATATCTTATGATTATTTAACTAGTCTTCCTATTCATTCTCTTACTGAAGAAAAAATCATAGAATTAAAAGATTTAAGAGATAATAAAAGAGAGGATTTAGAAATTTTAGAAAAAACTACAATTCAAGAAATGTGGACATATGACCTTGATAATACTTTAGAATTGAATGAAAAATATAATAAAATTCTTCAAAATGAACAAGATAGTGAGACTATTGTAAAGTCAAAATCTAAAAAGAAAACACGAAAAACAAGAAAGAAGAAAACATGATTTCGGGTTTTATAAAATAAATTAAAAATAAAAACGAGTCCTTAATTTATTTTAATTAACGTTCAGAAATATATTGTCCAAAAACATACTTTGGAATTAGAAATTATTTTTTTATTTATTCTCATTCATACATTCTACACATATTTCATCAATATTTTAACAATCAAAACACCCACATTCATTACTATTTAAACAAACATCACATATATCTCTATCACAACCATTGCATAATTTTATTATTGGTCCATAAAAATATATATAATTTTCTTCATACATCCCAATATTTCCACATTTATTACATTCAAACATTTTGTCTTCACATTCTTTACAATAATTTTCAGAACAACCATTACATAACTCATTTTCATCTAAAATCTCATTTTGTATTAATTCTTTATTAATTTTATTACAAATATCTTCATCACAATTTCCACAAATACGCTCACAATTATAAAAATATCTTTTCAACTCATTTTTATATTTATTAAAATTATTAATATGTATTAATTCATTAATATATTTATTAATAATATCTAATTTATACATTTTTTTAGGGTTCGAACTGTTTTTCGTATTCTTATTCAACTTTACGTATCAATAAAAATGAAAGAAAACGAAAGTAAATCAAAGTAAAATTAAAATTGAAACAATAATTTTAATATTGATATTTTATTTATGAAATTTAAAATATATATTTTTATTAAATAAATAGCTTACGAGAGCCAAGTTTGTTGTTTATATTTAAAATATATGTCGTTATACTTTTCAAAC